AGAATTTTTATTTTTATCTAGTTGTTTCTCTGCAGACTGACCGCTAGCCTCTTCCTTCAAGAATTTTGCTCTGTCTTTAGGCGACAAACTATTTAACATTTCTTCCCGCTCTTTAGCCGCAAGCTCTTCCTCGGCTTTTTTATTTTCAGCAGCAAGCGCAGCCTTGGCTTTTTTATTTTCAGCAGCAATGCTTGTGGCAAACTCGTCCGCAGTCCTTTGGGGCAGTAGCCTGTCAATACTTTCAAGATACTTTGTTAGTTCTTCACCTTGAAGATTGGCTACCGCATATAATTTGTAAGATTCAGCAAGTTTAATTTTGCCTTGTGGAGACAGAGCCTTACCCTCTTGTATAGATGCTATGCTAGCTTCTGGGTCTAAAAATCTTTCATGTATTTTTGTCTTGTCTTTATTTAAAAACATAGGGTCTATTTTTTTCAGTTCCGGCAGAGGGGGGTCACCCGGAAGAGCCCCTGTATTATTTTCCTCAGCTAGCTCAGCACCAATCCTATCTACCTTTGCCATAAATTCTGGTCCTTGGTTCCTAGCCCAAGTGTCTTGGACACCACCAATACCACCTCTCATAGCACCCGTTTCATCATAAATAATATTTCGAATGGTGTAATCGTCAATCTGGTCTATAGCATTGTTATAGAATGCCAATACCTCCGTCCCTTCTTCCCTCTTTCCTGCAATGGTACCAGTTGCTGTACCGTCTGCTAAAACTTTATAGTTCATACCTGTTACTAGCCTTGCTACTTGGTTTTTGTATCCGGTATCTATATTATTAACGGTAGAAGAATCTCCAGAAGACCTACTTATATCTGCCGTATACGCTTTAGCAGCACTTCTTAAAGACTCATATTCAGCTGTTTTTTTAACATACTCAGGAGTACCTACTGTTAACTTTGCTAGTTCACTCTCCATCCTTAAAAACCCCGCTTGGAAAGTTTTTTCTACGGTATCGTCTTGCATACCTCTGAAAATATTAACAGGTGTGTCCGCTGCCATTATGCCAGAGTCCACTCGTTCGCTAGAAGGCAACAAACTTTCTACTTGCTCTGTTAAATTTTTGCTAACAGCTTTTTCGTCTCTACCAAACCCTAGCGTAGTTAAAATACTAGGAGCTTCCTTGTAGGTAATATCAGGTGCAGACACACTAGTTTTAATATCTTCATATGCTTGCTCTCTTGTAAAGTCTGCATAGTCTTCTAATTTAATATTGTCAAATTTAAACATGTCGTTAATATTATAGGTCCTGTCAGCCATTCTATTATCATCTAATCTAGCAAGATATGTTTCAACAGTATCTGCTGACCCACCAATAGCTTTGTAAGCAGCTAAAGCTTTAACTGTGCTACCACCAAACTCTGTAACTAATCTGTCGTAGCTTTTCTTTGCCCGTTTAGTTTCATCCTCCGCAATATCTTGTTTCTGTGCCTGACGAGTCTCCCAAAAACTTCGAGCTCTAGTCATGTCTTTATCTCTTTTGTCCATAGCATCCGTCATAGACTTGTCTACACTCGTAGCTAACCCGCTTGCTAACCCTGTTCCAAATGAACCGCTAAATAATCCCATTAGTCTCTCCTTGCCATTAAGCCGGAAGGCTCTTCTTTAATTTCTTGTTGTACTTCATCATCATCATTTTTAATTGTAGCTTCTAAGTCGGTTTCGTCCAACACCTCTTCATACTGAGAAGCAAACTTAGCAAGTAACGAGTCTCTAGTTTTAGGATTTTTTTCTTCTAAACCTTTGTCATACTCTACCTTAGCACTGTCGCCAAGCAACATAAGCATTTCCATTATCACAGGTAGTGCAAGCATGCCGGTATCTATACTATGTACTCCCTCCATAACATTTGCCATTTGCATAGTGTTAGCAAGTGTTGTTACGGGTACACCCATCTCAAGTATGTCTACCGCCTGCAACATAAAATCTTCAGAAGACATGCTCTCCATATAAAAATCTAGCACCTCATCTACAGTACTATACTGTGGTGCATTTTGCCACGGCCTACCACCTAATTCAGCAGTAAGAGATTGTCCCGGAACAGGGCGGTCAAAAGTTGGTTCTTCAGTCAGTAAGGCCATTAATTTCGTTCCTATGTTTTCTAATAACTTTAAGCTGTTTAGCTACACGAACTGCAGGATTGCTTACGTCTAGTCCGGTACTAGTATTTTTTGAGATGCGTCCTAACAGACCAGTACTCTTAGCTGAAGTTTCTTCCTTCATGTTTTCAATATCCATATTGATATATACAGCTGCTGCTGGATTACCGGGTCGAGACATTATGATAGTTCCTTTTTATTTAAGTTACTTTTGCAGATATGCAGAACCTAGAGTACCAATTAAGTTACCAATAGCTGTTCCTGCAGCACTACTAGCTGCTTCTTGTGCAACTTGCTGTCGTGTAGCAGCATCAAGGTCTGCAATAGCCATTGCACTAATACGGTCTTGAGCATTTTCAGCAGAGGTCCATGCCCACTCCATAGTATCTCCGTACTGTTGCCACAAATTAGCATACGCTTGATTAGATATGGCCAATACACTTTGTGCATTTATTTCGTTAGCCCGGTTAATTGCCGTAGTATCTGCGGTAGCAATCTGCCTACGCCATGTAGCATTACTCTGAGCTATAACCATTTGGTTCTGAGCATTAAATTGGTCACGCTGATTATTTATTTCGGAGTTAAACTTTTCCATTGAGTTTGTTTGCCCGGCATTAAACTGTGCCTGTCCGTTGGCTTGAGTAGTATTAAACTGAGATACATTATTTGCAAGGTTAGAAAAGAATTGGTCTACTTGATTTTGTGAAGAGGCATTAAACTGGCTTGCTGCATTTGCTGCTGCTTGGTCAGTTAGTAGACTCTGAGTACGAGCCTGTGCTTTAAACATATCTGTTTGTTGTTGGTTAGATAAGTTAGCTGTATCCATTTGCATAAAGTTCTGAGCATTCATTACAGACGCTTGCTGACGATTGCTTAAGTTAGCCATGTCCATTTGAGATAAGGCTGCAGCTTCTGCCATAACAACACCTTGTCTATTTGACAAGTTATTAAGATTTAAAGTATTAGCAATACGACTATTCTCAAGAGCAACTTGTTGTTCCGCAGTAAAGTTCATGTTTGCTACATCAGCAATCCTACCTGCGTTTTGTACACGTGATTGAAAAGCTTGGTCAAACTCTTGACCCATAAACTTTGCTCTTTGTTCAGCTGCAATCATAGCACGTTGTTGCCGGTTTGACAAGTTCTGTGTTTCAAATTGTGCTTGAATAGATGCATCCGCTTGTGCAATTGGTAAGGCAGATTCCATAGTGGCTTGAATAATAGCCTGTCCTGCTAAGCTAGATGCTCCTAAACCTCGTGCAGCCATTGCGGATGTTGCTGCTCTCATAGCACCGGCAGCCCATGCAGGGGTTTGCCCATCTTCAAAGTCACTCATTAAGTTTGTTAGTTGACCTTTAACGGTAGCTTTCTGTGTTGGTGTAGCTGTCGCTGCTTGAATTTGTTCAGTAAACTGTGCAGCCTTTTGTGCATCTGCAGCACCACTGATAAGTTCACCATCTTGAATCTCTCGCTGTATAGGACTGTCCATTAAGATAGCTTCACCCTGAGCAGCAGTTATGCCGCTTACAGAGGACTCATCTTGTTGGGCAGCAGTTACAGTAGCATCTTCGCTAACGGTTCCCTGTGCAGCTTGTACGCCCTTTAAAGCACTATCTACTGCAGGAGCAGCCTGAGTTACTTCTGCAAGGTTAGCTGTTTGTGCAGTAGGTGCTTGAGCATAGCTAGTAGTAGCCCCGGCTATAGGAGCAGCAATTGTACCTACTACTTGGCCTGTGCCTGTTGCAATATCTTGATTAGGATTTGTAATAGTGCCTACTGGATTTTGTGCTGCTCCCATAGGTAATACAGGATTCTGGAATCGTTGTGCAGTTGCATCTCCTATAGCCGAATACGACTGACCTTGAGAGGCTTCTCCACCAGTTGTACCTGTACCAGTTGTACCTGTACCAGTTGTACCTGTACCAGTTGTATTATCTGTTAGTATAAATGGTTTATACTTAACAGCATCTGCACCTCCACCAGTTGTACCTATACCAGTTTCTGCTGGGTCGTCCCCGGTTCCATCAAAAGAACTGACATCGCCCCCTACATCATAAACAAGTCCACCCCTTGCCATGCGAATAGCATTATTGGTATAGCCCTGCATTTGTTGTTGACGACTAGGGTCTTCAGAAAGATAGTTTGTAAAGCCTTCCATCTTACCTTGGTAACCCATAGAACGTGCTATCTTTTCCATGCCGCTAGGCTTAAATGCTTTAAACATCGCCATCTATTTATTCCCTACCTAATACTTTATCTAATTTATCTTCAACTCTATGGAGTAAATCCATAACACGTTTCATGTCATCCCGTAATTCAAACTTCGTGGCGTAGTCTTCTCTGGTTTTATTAAGAAGTATCTCTAGCCGCTTTTGTTCTTTAGCAGTACTCGTAGCCCACCAAGCACCCGCAGCAACAATAATTGCAAGTAACGTATCTATTAGTTCTGTCATTTCCACGATAGGTTCCTAATTATTAATTATATTTATACTAAATCCTATGCTTTAGATGCGTCTAAATATGTTTGTACCGCTGACGGTGTTGTAGTGCTTTTGGCAATTACTTCACGAATGTATTTAGGTTCAGCAACAACGTCTGTAACAGCTTCAGCATAGTCAGCATCGCCTACTTTACCTACACCAACAACAGCAGTAATGCTGTCATCGTATATCTCATCTGCATAGCGAACTTGTAAGTCACCATTCGTTTGCACTTCTACTTGATTAATTACTCGCCTTTGTTGTAGGGCCATTTTTTATTCCTTTATACTCTGTATGACATGTTAATGTGAATTACTGAACTTGTTGAAAAACCACCTATTGGTGTACTCGCAACCGCAGCATTATCTTTACTTTCTCTAAATACCAATGTTGCTGCTGCACCGCTTGAGGTAGGCTCTAAACTAATTGATGCAGGATTTGCAGTAGCTAAGTTTACCGCTGACACTGAAATAAACCCTGCAGGTAAAGAGCCAGATGCGTAGTTAAAAGGAAGCCCTCCAAGTATTGAAACACCCGAACCACCAGTAGCAGCCGATAATGTAATTTTTGCTCCCACATGTACCAGTCTACCAACTTTGGTATAACCAGCACTTGTGCCTGTAACGACAGTATATGTACCTGCTGTATCTGCCCCAGCTAAAGTAGGTGTCCACGTACCTTCCTCGTAATCATCCAGAAGGTTAGCTGACCCAGTAGCTCCAAGGTTGATACCCCCTGCTACTGCGTTGATGTTACCTGCGACAATAAGTGTACTTGCCATATCAACAGCACCATCTATATCAACAACATCTAAATTAGATGTACCATCAACATCAATAGCACCTGATATATCAAGGCTTCCTGCAATGATTTCCCCACTTGCATTAATAGCACCGTTTATGTCTATAGTTGTAGCTGCAATTTGTATTTCAGTATCCGCAACAATATCAAGTTGTCCGTCAGCACTTGAATTGATGTATATGGCTGCATCTCTAAACTTTATTTTTTTGTTAGTACCCATAATTGAGTCAGCATTACTAGCAAAACCACCGTTAAACACAGCTTCAGCGGTTGTGCTTAGTACGCCTATAACCACCGCAGTGGCTGCCATGTTTACAGCACCATCAATGTCAACAACATCTAAATTGGTTGTCCCATCCACATCAATATCACCTGATATATCTAATGACGCAAAACTACCAACACCTGTAGTTGTTATAGCTGAAGCACCGTTGTTGATTGTGCCAAAGCCAGACGTTATTGACCCAGCATTTAATGCACCTGTTGTGACAATACTGCTAGACCCTGCAATAGGACTATAGATTGAACCAAGTGCTGTACCACCTAAAGTAATAGCATCAGCCTCAAGTGTACCGTCAACATCTACATCGCCACTAAAGTCGCCTGTAGCTGCATCAAGTTCACCGCTTAAAGTTATGTTTGTTGCCCCTGTAATAGCCCCATTTAATGCTACAGCACCATTAATATCAACAGTTGTAGCTGCAATTTGGATCTCAGTATCTGCAACAATGTCTAACTGTCCGTCAGCAGAAGAGTTAATGTATATAGCTGCATCACGAAACTGTACTTTATCATCAGTAGATACAGAAACGTCTGTACCGCCTGTTGTGTTGCCAATAGCAAGCACTTCTGACAATGTATCTGCGGTATCAACTTGTGCGTCTACATAGGCTTTAATAGACTGCTGTGACGCTGCTTTTGTTGCACTGTTTGATGCCATATTATCTTCATCAAGAAATGCTGTTCCTGACAACCCTGTATTTAGAACAGGACTGGTTAAAGTCTTATTTGTAAGTGTGTCAGTAGTTGCTTTACCAACTAATGTATCTGTTGCATTTGGCAATGATACGGTTCTGTCACCTGTAGGATCGACAACTGTCAAGGTGGTTTCATGTGCGTCTGCGGTTGCACCTTCAAAAATGATAGTGCCACTTGTAACAATACCACCTGTGGCAGTTGTCAAACCAGTTACCGTCATGGTGCTACTAAAAGTAGCTACAGCACCAGCGATAGTGCCTCCCATCGTTATATTATCAACCCAAAGGTTTAACCAACGCACTCCTGTGCTACCAAGATCATCAGTGCTATCAGTATCACTTATAATGTCTGAGCCTGAAACAATCCCTGCTGTTGTTGTAAGCAAACCTGTCGATGTTAATGTACCTGTAAACTGTGCAGATGCACTGCTTATTTTTAATGATGAATTTGTACCATTACCGTCCGACACAAAACGTAAAGTGCTATCAACACCGTCATTGGCATTGCTAACCTGTAATAGGTCACCATATGTATCTTTTGGCGAACGACCTGTTAAAGTTGCCATTAAATTATTCCTCCACGTCTATAAATTACGTCAGTTGAATACCATACCAACGTTTCTGCTGTTTCACCGTCTAATACGATAGAAAATGTTTCGCCAACTGCACCAACAGTTAAATTTGTAGATGCAATACCAGATCCTTGACCCCATGCAAGTTCCCAGTCTTCCCAATCAAAGACACCAAAGGCTTCCCAAGGTTCTGCGTTAGGTGATAATGATTGATTGTTGGCAACAAGTTGCAAATCACTAAAATCAGCTTGCACATCCATAGTTAAATTAACTGTGCCACCACCTTTAACAAACGGTCTTAGCATTGTTACTTCTTTTTTTGTGCCATCTAACGGTCTGTCAGGTGCAACTAAACTATTACTTGCTTGTTTGCAAACACCTTTGACAACATTAAAACCAGCACTTATATCTTGATTACCATCGTCTAATCGAAAAACTTTACCGCCAGCAAAGCCGCCATACATACTATTATTTAAACTTGCCATTGATTGCATATTACGGTCCTTATACTGACCCCATGCACCAGTAATTGTATTTAAAACGTGCTGATCATATACGCTGTCTTCCGCAACAGGCACATTAAAGATTAGCTTGCGTCCGTCTGGTGATAGCATTGCTTCCCAACCGTCTAAATTACCACCATTTTCTACAGCTTGTGCAACAGCATCTCTTATCTTTTCACTTATTGCATCATCTGGTCTAATCTTACCTTCCATTATGCCTGTGCAAGTTAAATAACCAGAACGAGTAATAATAACTAATTCACCGCCCCAATTTATTAAACACCGTCTGCCAATAGGCTCAGGAGCATTAAAACGACCAACTAAGGTAAATGTACTACTGACATCACCTTGATATACTAATATCTCACCAGTAGACATTACAAAGACAGTAGCATCATCTGCACCATCACCGCTATCTCTTGACCAAGAACCAATTGCCATAAGTGTGCCATTCCGTGCTATTTCACTTATTGCAAATTTAGATAATGCTCCTGTTATTGATCCTATGCCACTATACCATGCGTCAGCCGTGCCTTTTTGACAAAACCATAACCTGTCACGCACAACTTGCACATTGATCAAATCTGCTATTGTTAGGCCTGAACCTGTCCATGATGTGGCAGCTAATGTTGTACCGTTCCAGTCTCTTGGTGCATCCTCGCCATTAACAAAAAAACCACGAGCATTGTAATTTGTAGATTGCCATTGTGAGTTAGTTAGTCCTGTGGCTTTAGCAACTGGTGTACCACTTGTAATGTCATAAAAATTACCGTCAGAGGCAGCGAGTAAATCATTACTATCAGCACTTTCATACTCAAATAAGAACTCAACCGCCCCTGACATACCCTCAGCAAAGAGGACATCACCTTTACGGAGGGTAACACCATCATTCTCAGGGAAAAAATTAATCATTTTAACTGCGTCCAAGGAAGGCATAGCTGCTAAATTATCTCTTGCATTCCAACCACCAGTTGGTGACGGTAACGAAAATATCTGTGCAGTTTGTTGCAGTCTGCGATTATCTAATAATGGTTGCCTCATACGTTCCAGCTTCCATCAGGAGTTATAACTAAAAACTTATCAAACATAGTGTCTGAGCCAGTGTCAATTATTCCAGCACCGTTATCATTTATGCTGCTTTCAATAGCCATTTCATAATCACGAAATTCTTCAGCATAAGGTAAACCACGACTTTTTAATATTCGCCATTTAAAGCCTAAAGCAACAGTATCTTCGTCAAGTAATGCAGTATCCGCATCAGCAAGATATTTGGCTTGCATTGTGCCATCACTAGCTTGTGCTAAACCATTTGATTGATATTCGTATTTTATTGATGCTGTGCTGTCAGGTGTAGGGTAGAAATAAAACACTTTATTATTGTTTGCAGTAGCTTTGTATATTCGCATATATCGTGTTAAAGATGTATTTGATACAGAACTGTTCTTAAAAAATTCCCACATACTTGCAGATATAGGGCCAAACACTTTACGATTGTTTGTGTCATCCCACATACTGTCATTCATAAGACCTTTAAAATCTGACGGCAAAGCATATTGATCTGTGCCACTAGAAGTTGTAATTGTACCACGAACAGTTTGGTTCGCCCAGTCAGTGCGTTTTGCAGTCTCTAGCAATGACCTGTTTGCCAGTGCTAAACTTAAAACGGCTGTTTCGTTTGTGTTACCAACTACGCTTGTTGGAACTTCAAACCCTCCGATTTCTTTTAGGCTGTCTTGTACTACGCTTAATAGGCTCATCCTGTGTTCCTGTCTTTGGTACATCAGGGATAGCTGTTTCAGCCCCCATTAGTGCAATTTTGATCTCTAAATCTGCAATTTTATCTAGTGCTTTTTGTAATGTTACATCATTTTTATCTTTACCGCTAACAAATAATTTTGCAGCATTTTTTAGTTTATTAGCACCCATGCCAATATTTTGCAAATTACCGTCTGACACATTACTTAAATCTTCAACTGTAAAGATATTCATATACTCTAGTGCTGCAACCATTTCTGGTTCAACACCAGTCCAATCCCTTAATGCAGTCCCTTCTGACCGCAACTGTTCTTTTTTCTCGTATGCGTCCCAATGTTGTTTATATTTTGTTTTATCGGCTGTTTCAATTTTACGAACAACTATTGAATGCCTTTGTCCTGCTGACACAATTTCTAAATATGGCAGAAAATCATAAATAAGTTCATCTGCTTCTTTACTTTTAAAATTGTTAATAACTTTTTTAGTATAAATTGTAACTATGTTACCATCACTGGCTGAACCTGTAGTTCTAAAATCGTTGATGTCCATATCAAATCCTTTTGTTAAATTAATGGTAATGAGGGGATGGTCAGTGCAAAACCTAGCCACCCCCACATCATTTAGTTACTATGGGAACATGCAGACAATTTTCTTTGCAGAAATATCATCAGCAATTGCACACACATGGTCAGTAACAGCAGCAGATACATCAAGTGTACCATCGCCAGCACCG